CGGCTTGCCATGCCTGCCAGGCCCCGCCTAGCCTTGCCGTACTTGACTAGCCTCGCCTGCCGGGCCATGCCTTGTCGGGCCGTGCCGCGACACACCACGCCTGCCTCGCCTTGACTAACCTGAACTGGACTAACCTCGCCTGCCGAGGCATGCCCCGCCTTACCATTCTCGCCGTACCTTGCCTTGCCTGCCCCACCACGCCAATTCTGTCGGGGTCAGTTGGCTCGCAGTTTCATTTCGAGTTGCGCGATGCCTTCGAACAGGTCAGCGAACTCATGCAGATCGTGATAGCGCTTTTGCCACCCGATCAGCTCTTCCAGCGCCCGCTTCAGCACCACGTCGCGCGTCGATTTCTGCGACATGGCGTGGCTGGCCTCGCGGTAGTGCGAGGTTTCGCCCTGCGGGATGTGGACGTACGCCCGCGTCTTGACGGCCGGCTTGTCCTCGCGGACGTAGACTGCCACCACCGAGCGGATCAGCCCGCGCGCCTGCTGTAGCCGGTGCTGGTGGGCTGCTGCACTGTCCGACCACTCGAAGAACGAATGGAGCGGGCTGTTGTCGTTCTTCGCGTCCTCCAGAACGTCCTCTGGCGTGATCTCGCCTTTGAACTTCTCGCGAAGCATTTCGATATGAGCGCCAACGATGGACGCCTCGGGATGCTCCCCAGCCTGGAAGCGGGCACCGGCTGCGAACTCAAAACCAGCGATCCTCATGCTGCCAACTCCGCTTCGGTGGCGACATGGAACATGCCGTACTGGCCGTCCTTTTCTGGCCGCCACTCACCGACGCCTACCGCGAACCCGGCAACGTTGAGCAGGTTCAGGATTTGCGATTCCGAAAGCACGTTCTCGTTGTACCGGACGAGAATGCGAGCCCGCCACGATGGAAACTCGGGGCGGTAGCGCAGATCGGCCGTTCCCATGCCGACGCGAACCATGTCCTCACGCATCTGCGGCTCGCCGCCTTCGATACGAACGAGGTTGACGCGTGACTTGGAGCCGTCAAACGCTCCCTCGATATCGGCGTCTTCCCCGAGGATATGGAACGCCTGCCTCGCCTGGATTTTGGTCAACCCGGCGACGGAAGTTCCGGCCGTCACGGCGGCATTCTTGAACGCCACGCTAGGGAAGCCGTAGCCGCCATCGGCGGTGCGGTACATGCTGGCCTCATAGTCGGCCTTGGGGTCTTTCGGCTCCTTCGCCGCCTTGGCCTTCTTCATCTGCTTGTCCAGCATTTCCTTTTTGGCCTTGGCCGACCATGCGTGGACGATCAGCGGGCTATCGGAAATCAGCGTCACTTCCATCAGCCCGATCTTGAGGGCCGGCAGTTCGATAGGCACGTCTTTGGTGGCAGTAGCCATGTCATGTCTCCATTGGAGCCGAGCCCGCCAAGCCCGGACTGCGTCAGGGGTCGCGTGGTTGCGCGACGCCCGGCCCCAATGAAGGTCGAGCATCGCAGTCATCCCCATGGCGGCGGGGAATTTCAGGGTTAGGCGCGAGGGCGCCGGATCGGAGCGTGCTTGCGCTCAAGATAGAGTTGCATCACACGGTCAGCCCGTGGTCCGTCCATCAGCTCGTCGAAGCCGATGAAAAAGCCGGTAATCGTCGGGTCCAAAGCCCGCGCATCATCGCGGAACTTGATCGCCAGTTCTTCGAGTGTCTTGGGCTGGGCCGCCGCTACGGCAGGAACCGCCAGTGCGGCCGTCGATACGAGAGCGCCTACAATCGCGGCGCGACGTGTGGTAGTGGCCTGGTTAGCCATTCGATGATCTCCTAGGATCGTCGTTTCGGTTAGGGCCGGCGGAGCGTTGCAACCGCTCTTCCGGCCTGCTATTTATTACATGCATCAAATCACGGCTGTCAATTGTTGCATGCAAAAAAAGATGGGCGCGGACGCCCTCGCGTTGACACCGAACAGGTAGCGGTTCGCCTGCCTCGCGATTTGCTCGACGTTCTCGATAAGGTGCTGGCAGGTGAGAGCGAACCGAAGCTCCTTTCGCGCCCCGACGTTGTGCGATCGATCATCCGAGATTGGGCCATCGGCAATGGCTACCTTGAGCTTCCGCCCGACCGAGAGGATGCCAACTGACTCGACATCCAGCTAATCCCATGGCCTACAGTTACACCGAGGCGCGGGGGTAGATCGATCCTATGATGCTTAGGCTCTTTTTGATTGCTATCGTCAGCGGGTTACTTGCGCCGAGCGCCGCCCGCGCCTTTGACGGCAATACCTACCTTGAAATGTGTTCCTCTTCTGCACCGGAGCTTGCTAATGGCTGCACTGGAGCTGCCATGGGGGCACTTTCGGCATTGGAATTTGTTAACGGAGCGCCAGATGGATACGGGCTGCCTGACAAATTCTGCGTTCCTAGCGGCGTTGACGTTCAACAGTGGCAGGATTTGTTGATCAGATACGTGAGGGACCACCCAGAACAGCGGCATTTCCCGATGGGCGCGTTGGCATACTTTTCATTGACCGAGAGCTTCCCTTGCTAAATGCCTGATCTCGATTTGCCGCCGGGCGACTATCGCGAGCGAAAACCCCGAGGCTGGCGGTGGAAGCTGCCGTGGTCGCACCCGGAAGATACCAAGCTGCCGATGGTCGGGTTCTTCGTTGCCGCGGCGTTTGTGGCCTACTTCGTTGTGAATAGAAGCGCCGGCGTGCCATTTGGAGAGGTAGCAGGCGCTGCGACTTTCGCTTTCTTTGCCGGCGGGTGCCTCGTTCTCTGGCTTCGTGACTAGCGCGCACCGCCCGTGACGGTAATTTCGATAGGCCGCTTCTTAGTGGTTTCGACGGACAGCAGTGCGGGCGGTAGCGCCGGGAGCGCTTTGCCACCAGCCGCTGCGCTGTTGCTAAGGTAGGCTCGGCCCGCTTTGGACAACGCCGCTTTCCCGACAGCCCAAGGGATAGCCGCGCCAGCAACGCCGCCCAGAACCATGCCGGGGATGCCACCAACGGTGCCGCCGATGCCCATGCCGGCACCAGCACCGAGAGGTAGAATGGCCTTGGCATCTAGCCTGCCCGGCGTGCCGCTATCCGGCAGCGGCGTCATCTTCGAAACGCCAGCGTCAGCCAGGTCTGTAAAGTCGTTGCGGCCACGGGCAAACGCTCGCTTGTTCTGGCGCATCGCAGCGGAACGGAGAGCCTGCGGGGTGATGATGCCATCGGCCGACTGCGCGCCAGCTCGAGTTGCGGCGTCCTCGATCACTAGCAGGTTCTTATACTGCCCCCGCACGGCCTTCCACGCCCCGGCATCGGCCGGGTTCGTGACCTTCATGGTGCGTTCCATCGCGTCGTCTAGCGCGAACTGCAGATCCCGCGCTGCCTCCGCCAGTTCTGGGTTCGCGCTCTTGCTGAGACGGCCAAGCTCGGAGCGGGTGGCCTTGTACCACTCGCCCGTCATGCGCTGCCCGTTGCCGGTCCCGTAGATATCCCCGATCAGCCGCTCAATCACCTTCGGGCGGGTCTGTGGGTTCGTGCTGCCCTCAAAGCGGCGCCATGCCGCCTGGAGGTCGGTCGCCAGCTTCTTGTCAGGCTGGATGAAGTTGCGGGCCGCAAGGTCATCGAACTGCTGTCCGATCTGAGTGAACGCGCCGTCCAGCACGTCGTGACTCGCTTCGGTGGCGTTGATACCAGCACGCTTGAGGGCCGCCGCCGTGAACTGCTTCGCCTGCCGCTCCATGAAGGCCGCAGCGGTATTGCCGCCAAGCTCTGCTTCTCGGAAGCGTAGGCCCCTGCTGCCGGTGATCTGGCCTGCGGTGAGGTCTACGCCTTCATTGGCGAGGAGCTTAGATGCTGCATCGGTGGCGCCTTTGGCCACGGGCGAGACGCCCTTGCGAAAGGCCGCACCGACCGCTGGAAAGGCCATGCCAAGCCCAGCCCCTAGCAGCGCATTAGTGCCAGCATCCGCGAGGCTACCGCCCCGCGCCAGAGTGTCTGCCCCTGAGATTACCGCGCCCGACCCCGCCCCCGCCAGTAGCCGCTGCCCCAGCGAGCCGGTCATGCCGAGCAGCCGACCGCCCGTCGCTGTCGCGCCCAGACCGCCCAAAGACAGCACAGAGCCCGTGATGTTGCCACCGAGGCGCGCACCACCGGTCTTGGCCTTCAGTGCCTCATCGGCCGCCTTGTAACGCGCTTTGTAATCTTCGGCATTGCCGCCATTGAACAGCGCCGCAACATTGGCGTCCAAGCCCTGCCGCCAGTCGGCGAGAGTGGGGCCGAGGATCGGAATGCCCTCAATGATGCCGCGTCCGAACGACATGGCCTCTTGGCCCAGCGACGGCCGTGGAGCTTGCCCCGGTGCCCACTCGACATTTGCCGATTCACGGGGCTGGTTCGCATCCTGCCCGACGATGAGCTTTTCGAGATCGGTGAACTGGTGGTCAGACTTGGGGGCGAGGTCAGACACCTTGCCGGTGAGGGTGAACGGCTCCGTTGACGCTTGCGCCTGACGATAGGCAGCAGCCAGACGCTTTGCGTCCTCGACGTTGCCAGCAGCATCAGCCGCCCGGAGCGCCGCCGCGATTTGCTCGAGACTTGCCATCACTGACCGTACTTCTTGAGGATGTCGTCAACGCCGCCATCAGCGGCAGGCGCCGCGGGGTCTACGCCGCCGCCAGCGTCAATCACCGCCTGCGCCATCTGCTTCACGCGGCGCAGCTTGTCGGCCGTCGCCTGTGGACTGTCGAAGGGGCGCGGGGTGACGCTATCGACAATTTTTGTCACTTCCGCATCGGTCGCAGCGGCGCCAGACACGCTGTAGAGATAGGACTGCGCGATCACTCCGAGCGAATTGCGCGCGGTCTGGTAGGCAGGGGAGAAGACGCCGCCCGTAGCCTGGTCTCCGATCTTCGTGAGCGCTTCCCAGTTCTGCTCCACCGTGGCCACTTCGGGCGCGATCACTGAGGCGAGCTGCTGATTACGCCGCTGCGCTTCCGTCGTCTTGGCCTGCGTGCTGGGGTCAGCCGGGCCGCCGGGGATGAATTCGAGGTTGCCGTCAGCGGACGGGCGATAGCCGGCCGGTGACTTCAGGGTATCGGCCTGCGCGTTCGGGTTCGTGACGTACTGGCCCGTCTGCCAGTTAAAGAATTGGCCGTCACCCGCGCTCATGTAGGGGTTCTGTGGCGCTTCGGTCTTGGCGTTCTGCCGTGCGAAAGCCTGCTGCCATGCTTCGGAAACCGGCAGTCCAGCATCGACGGCCTGCGCGAGGTCGGGATACTTCTGCGCCAGCCATGCCTTGGTGGCATTGGTCGAGGCCGCCAGCTTCGCATCAGCATCCTTCTGCCGAGCCGCTTCCTGATCCAGCACCGAGCCGCGCTGGGCCGCGCTGAAGTCCATGCCGTCTGAGAGGAGCGAAGTGCCCAGCCCTGTCAGCAGGTTGGAGTTTCGCCCAGCCCACCGAGTCACGGGGTTTTCTTTGCCGAGGAGGAGTTCGACCAAGCCAGCCATTTACTGCGACCCCGCTGCCGTGGCGCCCGCACCAAGAAGGATTTTCCAGAGCGGCATCTGACTGTTCGTGGTGGTCCCGGCTGAAGCCGCGTTGCCCGACAAGATCGAAGTCAACTTGCCGAGATAATCCGATGGACCGCTTGCTTTGGCCGCCGCGTCTGCATCCTGCGCAGCACCAACGCTCTGCTGTATGCCAGCCGGTAGCTGAGCCCCTTGGAACAGTGTCGGGAGGATATTCGCGGCTTCAGCCTGACGCGATTTCGCCAGTTCGGTCTGCTGCATATCGAGCGCCCCGAGCCCGCTGGCGAGGCCCTGTGCAAGTCCCCGCTGGTTCGAGTCGCTGCCGAACAACCCGCTATTGTTGAAGGATGAGTTGGCCGAGGTAGTGATGTCGCTTTTGAGCTGGTCGCGTACTGCCTGATATGCGGGGTCGTTGATGCCAAGTTCATTGCCAGCGGCTCTGCCGGCATACGACTGGATTGCACCAGCGAGCCCCCCTGCATAGGTCGGGTTGTTGGCCGCCTGAAGGGACGCCGCCCAGCCACCGGTCGTGTTGGCACTCGGAGCCTGGTAGAGGGATGCGCCCTTGGAGTAGAGGTCGCTGACGCCACCCGCCAGCGTGTTCACTGCCTTGTTGACGGCCGGGCTGCTCGACTGCGAAGAGCTTGTGCCGGTGTTCACATTGCCCATTAAAGCACCTTCCGTAGTCCATTCGTGACGCCCGCAAGGGGCTCATAGTCAGTCAGCACATGCGCCCAGCGCCGCCCGCCCAGCCGCATCTCAGTGCAGCCGGCCGATTTCGCGATGCCTTCGATCTTCGTGGCTTCTTCCCTCACCGCCGCGAGCCATTGGGCGCGGGGGAGGTCTATGCGGCCCTTGAGGTCGCTGATTTCGCAGACGAGGCCGGTAGGTTCCTCGAAAACGCGGAGTTGCATCACCGCCCGGCATCCCGGACGAACGATGCGAAACCGGACCTTCGTCACCCGGTGACGTTCACGTAGACGCCGTGGACGTGGAACTTGCCCGCGACATCGGAAGAGGTCACCCGGAGCAGCGAGCCTTTCGGGATCACCAGCCCTTGGGTGAAGAAGTAGGACGTATAGGCCGTCACCGCCTTGACGTTCCAAGTCAGGCCGCCGTCGCTGCCGACATAGACCGCGTTGGTGCCGTCGTAGATATCGACCGTGAGGCTGGCAGTGCTGCCAGCGTTCTCATTGACCTGGAACCACGGGACGAAGATCGTGTTGTTGGTCGCGTCCGCTATCGTGGTGGCCGTATTGCCCGTGACACGCACCTTGATCGGTAGCGGCGCATTGGCGATGAACTGGAACACGCTCATCGAACACCGCCCTGAGCCAGAACCACGTCATTGACGCCGTTGGCGAAGGTCCAAGACTCGTCGGCCGGGATCGTCTCGCGAAAGCCGATGATCTTGCCCCTGCCCCGCAACGCCACCCGCCCACTGGTCGTCCTGCTGGCGGATGAGCCCCACGCCAGCCCGGTATTGCGATTGTCGGACACGCCGAGCTGCAGCGTCGAATTGTCAGCATCGGAGTTGGGCGATGCCCACGTCACCAACGCACTATTGGGCATGGCGATGTCCATCGTCTGCAGGGTCGCTTCAGCAGCGCCACCCGAGAACGTCGCGAACTTGTAAGAGGCATCCAATGCGCCGAACAACGTGACGCCGCCAAGGTAAGTGCGGCTGTCGAGTGCGCCCGTCATGCTGTCGAGGTACGAGGTCGTCAGGCTATCCAGCGTCACGCCGGGCGTTGCTATGCGGGTCAGCGCCGAAGTCGCCTGCGTAGCCGTGAAGAACTCGTCTAGCTGCCAGTCGTAACCGATGAGCAGCAGGCTCCCGAGCCGCCACCAGATCACCTTCTGGAACGGGTCAGCGGCCCCCTGCACTTCATCGTACCCAGACGATGCAAGCTGAGACGCCAGCCAGCGGTTGACCTTCTCCGCCCCGATGGGAACAATCGCCCCATCACCCGTGAGCTTGTAAAAGCCATCCGTGGCGGGCCAGAAGGCCATGCCGTCGAAAGCCACGATGGAGCGATCGGATACCGCGCCGCGACCCTCAGCGAGCTTCTGGATGGTGTAGAGCGCAGCCCCGCCACCGAAGCGCACGAGACGCACCGCGCCATCCTGCCAAATCGCCGCAACGCCGTTCTTGAGGTCACGGCCACCAACCAGGGCGCCGCCATCCTCAAAGGTCTTGCCGTCCGCGCCGTTCGTGGTCCAATTGGTATGGTCGCCAATGGCCGAAGACTGCATGCGGCGGTTGTTCGATGAGGAGCCGAGCGCGAAGACCACGTTGTTGGACGAGAACAGCGCCCGTGCACCCGGCGCACCGGACACCGCGCTATTCGTGCCACCAAGCTCTACGTCGTAAGCCTTGAATCCGTCCGTCGTGTCGGAGTTCAGCAGGTACTTGCCGAAGTAGCAGAACGAAACATCGTCCCCGGATGTCACCGTGCGGCCGGTTTCCACGTCCGTCCACTGATAGGCGGAATCCATCGTTTCGATCTTGGTGGAAGTCGCCGCAAAGACCGCGTACGAGCCCGAAGCCTTCTGGACGGCGATAACCCCGCGCGGCGCACCAGACAGCGCCTCAGCCCCCGTAGCAGTGAGCAGGGAGGGCAACGGGCCATAGCCGATACCGCCAGCAGCCGCCTGTGGCAGCACGTTGTTGGCCGTCTTGGCAAAGCCGCTGTTCGGGCCGCCAACATCCGGCCGCCAGGCTCCCCACAGAACATCCATCAGGGCGTAGCCATCGCAAGGGTGGTTTCGACATTGCCGTACTCGGCAACGTTGCCCTGAGACACGAGGTCATCGAGGATGCCGAGGGCTTCGCTCTTCAGCCCTTCCGCCGTGGCGTAGTCCTTGTATTTTGCCGCCGCCATCGCCTGCCCGTAGAACAGGTAGAAGTCAGGTGCGAGGGTTAGGAGCCAGTTGGTGGTATTCGTGCTGGAAAGCCCCGTCAGCACCGACGAGAACTTGCAGATGAAGTCGTCTTCCGTGACCGGCGCGACCTTCAGCGCAGTGCCGTTGATGGCATAGACCAAGGCGTCTTCTGACACCTCGTAGGGGTTGCGCTCAATCAGCGCGTCCCAGCTCACCTGCTTGAGCGGGGCAGAGCCCACCACGTCACGCACCAGAGAGGTCATGCCGACAAAGCCAGTGGGCAATGTCGCCTCGCCAGCCGAGTCCGTGGTGATGGTAGCAGACGTGCGGCGCCGGAAGTCCTGACGCAGCCTGCGGTTAGCCGCGGACTCAGCTAGGCGGATGAACTCATCGGTTTCGGTAGACGAGTACGTGCGCTCGTCCCACGTCGAGAGAACCGCCGACACTTCGCTGTAAGTGGAGAACGGCATCAGAGGTTACCCCTTCGCGTCCTGAACGGCTGGTTTTCCGGACGCTCCAGCCACCACTTCGAGAAGTCCTTGTCGCCCTCCTGCACATGGCTGCGGAAGTCAGCGTAGAACTTGTTCAGCGGGACGGATGCCACCTTGACCAGCGGCACGCCGAAGCGGTCGGAGCCTGCCCCCTGCGACCAGCGGCGGTTGTCGTTCTCGTTGCGCTCATCGGCGTTGCGGGCGAGCAGCGCGTCTTCCGCCAGATACTCGGTCTTCCTGACCACGATTTCGGCGCCGGAGACGGGGTGTGTTCCCCGCCCCACATAGCGGCGGTATTCGGGCGTGACTTCCTCCAGCGTCCACGTACAGTTGCGAACGTCGTCCTCAGTCAGTTGCACCGTCATCAGATGTACGCCTCAGCGATGCCCTTCTGGCGCATCTCCTTGGCCTCGTCCTCGGGCACTTCGATCACGGTCTTGGCCCAGATTTTGTTGTCGTAGCCGACGCCGGGGAAAATCGGCGGGAACATCTCGCCAGCGATGAACGCGGCGGGTTCGGCTTCCTTCGTTTCGCCCGCGGCGTTCTTGACGAACCGGGCCGGGCGTTCGTAGCCGACGATGGACACCAGCTTGCGCGGCACATAGTGGCGCTTCAGTTCCATCTTGACGGTCTTGGCAGTCGTGGGGGCTTCCATTGGAGCAGGTCCACTTTCTTGCTGGGGAAAAGAAGAAGGGGTGACCGAAGCCACCCCTTTGTTGCGTTGATAGACACCTTTCGGCATCTGCTAGACCGCCGCGGAGAACGGTGTCGCTTCTGCGCCCGTCGAGCAGAGGAAGCCTTCCAGCATCCAGAAGCCCGCCACCACGTCGGTGAAGCGCACCCACGAACCGGCAAGGCCGCCAGTGGTCGAACCGCTGAGCGTGATGGTGTCCGACGTTGCCGAAGCAAGCATGGTGATGCCCGCGATGTCGGTGGAGATTGCCACGCCGCCGTTCATCACGTCGGTGGAGTTGGCCACCTGGATCACGTGCGAACCCGAAGACACGGTGGTCTTCACGTACACGGTGTAGACATCGCCCGATCCGGTGGAGGCCGGCAGGGTGAGGATACGGCCAGTGGCGGAGTCGAGAACGACAACCGTATTGCCGTGACGGTTGCGCGTCATGGTCAGGGCGGCAGTCGTGGTGATCGGCTGAATTGCGTAAGCCATTTTTGCTGATCTCCTTAGGTCGAAGCCGTGAGGCCGTAGAGGTCGGCCGCGCAACCGTGAGCAGCCTCGTTTTTCATCACGAGGGTGTATTCGGTGAGCAGCACGCGCTTTTCGGCGTCACCGGTCTTCGCAGGCTTCTCCACGCGGTAACCGCGGAAGACGCCGAGCTTGACCATGTTGGGGGTGATGAGGAAGGCGTTGCGCGCGACGGCAGCGCCGGCACGAGCCATCTGGCGGTTCGGGATCATGGTGATGAGCCCGAAATCACTCTGGTACATATCCGCAGCGGCCACGATGGTAGCCTGCCCGCTCTTCACTTCCTTGCGGAGCGGAACAACGTT